GCTTGCGTACAAATGCGCGCCTGATAAAAAAACTGCTGATCTTATAGTAGATTCAACAATAGCAAGAGCCAAAAATGAATACAACTAAAATATACTTAGACTTTGAAACGTACTATGACGTACAACTGTCTCTCAGTAAAATGAGTACGGTACAGTATGTCAATCATCCTGACTTTAAGGTCTGGGGTGTTGGTATCAAAGTAGAAGACGGACCCACTGAATGGTACAACGAGGAAGAAACACCAGAGATATTGTCACAGATAGACTGGGATAACACCGCAGTTGTTTGCCACAATACTTTGTTTGACGCATACATACTTACACAATACTACGGTTACAAGCCTGCTTTTTATTACGATACTGCGGCCATGTCCCGTGGTCTGTATCCGAACATGTCCGCTAGTCTCGCGAATGCTGTGCGAAGACAGTTTCCAAACGATGAGACTATGCGCAAAGGTGAAGAACTTGTAAATGCCAAAGGCGTACGTGATTTGGACCCTGAGCTGGACGCACAGATTGGAGGCTATTGCATACAAGACGTAGATTTAACGTATGCTTTGTTCCAAGACTACATGCCTTTGTATCCGGACAAGGAGCTACGCATCATAGATCTTACTGTACGTATGTTTGTAGAACCTAGACTGATGTTGGACCGTGGACTATTAACAACTTACAAAGAAGAAATAGCCACTCGCACAGAACAAGCGATCCAGGCCTCTGGTACCACACGAGAGGTACTGGCTTCACAAGTAAAATTCAAAGAACATTTAGAATCGCTGGGTATAACAGTTCCTACAAAGAAAAGCCCAACGACAGGTAAACAAATACCTGCGTTTGGTAAAAACGACAGTGCTTACATACAAATGTGTAAGATGTATCCAGAACATAACAACATATGGGAAGCTAGAGAGTTTGTTAAATCTCGTATTGAAGAGACCAGAGCCCAACGATTTATAGACTCTACTAATCCTGATGGTACATTTAGTGTACCGTTGCGATATTATGCCGCACATACTGGCCGATTTGGTGGTTCGGACAAAATCAACCTGCAGAATCTACCAAGAGGTTCGACACTCAGACGTGCAATCATGGCTCCTGAAGGGCAACGATTGTATATAGCTGACTTGTCTAACATTGAAGCTCGTATGCTTGCATGGTTGTCTAAAGAACACGACCTGGTAGAAGCATTTCGTACGGGACGAGATGTGTACTGTGAATTTGCTAGTCAAATATATGGAAGGACGGTTACAAAAGATGACAAGTTAGAAAGATATGTAGGTAAGACAGCTATACTTGGTCTCGGGTACGGTATGGGGGCCGACAAGTTTAAGCAAACGCTCAAAACTGGCTCCCCTTCCGTCGATGTTTCTGATTCTGTTGCTCAACAAATTGTTATGCAGTACCGAGGTATGTATCCAAACATACCAAGATTGTGGTCTGGTATGAAAGACGCACTATTTCAAATGCTTAACCCTAGATCCGTAGGCATGATGTACGGACCTTTGACCATCAAGATGCGTGCCTTAGAGCTACCAAACGAGATGGCATTGAACTATCCGAACTTACGGTTTGAAGCTGGTCAATTTATATACAACACTGACCGAGATTACGTGCGAACTCATGGGCCGCGTGTAACAGAGAACGTAGTTCAAGCTTTAGCTAGACTAGTAATTACTGATCAGATGTTAGATATACAGTCTTTACCTCAAGTTGATATTGTATTGCAGGTACATGATGAGATTATTGCTATTGGTTCAAAACAAGATTCGGATGCTACAATGAATCAGATCCTTGAGATTATGCGTACACCACCCGAATGGTGTGACGATTTACCGCTCGATGCTGAAGGAGGCGTTAGTAAAGTATATGACAAATAAGAACTTAATATTGACCAGAAAAAAAGGCGATAAAGTAGTCGTACAACAAGGAGACCAGGTTGTTTGCGTTATAACCGTAACAAATATATCACCAACTCAATGCAAATTAGGATTTGAGGCTGATAGCTCTGTACGTATAGATAGGGAAGAAGTATACTTAAACAAGGAGATTTAAAATGGAAGTTGTTTTCTTAAAAGCTAAGAAACCACTGTCCAAAGAAATATCACAAGAGGGAATTAAACCATACCCTCTAATAAAGAACTTTAGTTCTGAACACTACGATATTTCTGTGGATGCAAAAGGTTTCAACAAACTATACAAATTACTTACGGACCAAGCTGCAGCTGGCGCCTGTTTGCACAAAGGTTTATTAAAACGTCAATTAGAGGATGAGCCCAGAGCGTTCATGTCCGAACGTACAAAAACTACGCAGCTACTTGTGCTGGATGTAGACGGGTTACATACAACTAACCCAGGGGATCTACAAGCACTGGCCGACAAGATAATCTTGCAACTTCCAGAATATTTCCATAACGTAAGTTATATTGTTCAGGCTAGTGCGTCTCTTGGGTTTAAGAAAAACACAGTATCTATGCATTTATTTTTCTTATTGGACATGCCCGTACACCCAAAGACTCTAAAGGACTTTATTCGTATGGTTAACTACCAAAGTGAGTTTCTTGCAGAACAGATTACGTTGTCAGCTAACGGCCAAAGCCTTTCGTACATATTAGACCCGTCAGTTGCAGACAACAGTAAACTAATATACATTGCACCACCAGTTCTAAAGGATGTGGACGATCCATATCCAGAAGGTAGATTTGTCAAGGTTGACCGTGGTTCGCCTACCCTTGAGATCTCCTCATCTTTGATTGGCGTGAATCCTGAAAAGGTACACGCGCTTGGTTTACAAATTAAAGATAATTTAAGGAAGAAAAATAATCTTCCTAAAAGGGTAGGAAAAGTAACTACGGTCAACGTTGCAGGTGAAGCGCAAGAAGTACTACAAAATCCAGACAAGATGACTATTCAGATATCTCGAGTGTCCGAACCTTTTGTTAATTGTAATGTTAACGGAGGTGACAGCGGAGGTTACTACTTTGTCTTAACCAATCCTCATTACATGTACAACTTTAAAGGTGAACCTGTATGGGAGATAGAAAAAGCAGATCCAGAATTCTATAGAAGTATATTTGAAATATTTGCAGACAAGATAGATACAGAAACTAAAAAGAAACCAATTGTATTGCGTGATTTTTTTACAGATACATATTACAACGGAGTATATGATGAAACAAAACAACAATTTGACGATGAGTACCCGCTCACGCCCACCAATAAAAGTAGTATTAACGATTTTCTTAAGTCTCATGGTCGCCCTACCATGGATTTTGTTCCAGATGCTCGTGTCGTTTTTGATCCTAGTAGTGACAAAGGTATTGACCTGGAGACCGTTCCATACTCAGTAAATTTATTTAGACGTACAAAATACATGCTGCGTGAAGAAGAGAACGTAAAGAAATTATCGTACGGTGAAGCCATAGAAATCCAAAAGATTGCACCAAATTTTTACAAGTTAATAATGCACGCGCTTGGCAACGGCAAACCAGAGTTCGAACACTTTATGAATTGGTTAGCTTACATATATCAATACAAAAAGAAAGCAATGACAGCTTGGATATTTACAGGCATACCAGGTACCGGTAAAGGTCTGTTCGTACATAAAATACTTAAGCCTTTGTTTGGCGAAATGCAAACACCAATGCGTTCATTAGAAAACATAGAAGAGCAGTTTAACTTGTACATGAGAACTGCACTGTTTCTTGTAGTTGATGAGTTTCGTATGGCTGATTCAGGATCTGTAGGACGTATGGCTGACAAACTAAAACATCAGATTACAGAACCCAACCTTACCATCAGAGCCATGCGCACAAACCAAATTGAGTTGCCATCTTACACGAACTTTATTTTCTTAACTAACAGGGCAGATGCAGTCAAGATAGAAGACAGCGACAGAAGATACAATGTAGCACCACGACAAGAACAAAAGATAGAAAACGTGCATCCAGAGCTCCTAGAAAACTTGTCCGCACTAGAACCAGAATTATATATAGTAGCTGGCGTTCTTAAAAAGTTTGTGGTCAACGAACGCATGGCCCACACAGCGCTAGAAAATGATGCTAAGAAAGAGATGAAAGAAGTATCTATGTCTATTCTGGAAGAATTTGCAAATGCAATACGTACACGCAACCTAGAGTACTTTACTGATGTGTTAGATATACCACTTACAAACACCTTTGACGCAGGCGGTATAAGTACGGCGCAACGGTATTTAAAAGATTGGTTGTCTACCACTGGCACAGAACAAGTTATACCATTAGCTCACTTTAAGGTTGTGTACGATGCACTCACAGATAGTCGTAACACACTATCGCAAAGAGACTTTTCTAAGCGCATGTCAAGGTTAAATATTAAGACAGCACGTAAACGTATCAGCAAGGATCGCAACGCTGGTATACCACGCGGAGTTGTATTGACTTGGAAAATAGACAATAATGTTCGAGAACAACTTATAAAAGAACACTTTGACGAAAGGGATTTAAACTTATTAGATAATGGACAATCTAACGCAACCCAATCGTCCAGACCTAATCTCAACGGTTGAGGTCACGGAGGACGTAGAACTAGGCCTGGTACCTGCATGGTCATACTCGGCTTTAAAAACTTTCGAACAATGCGCGTACAAAACCTACATAGGTAAAGTCAAACGTGTCAAAGAAGACTTTGGTCCTGCAGCAGAACGAGGTACGCGTATACACGACGAAGCAGAACGTTACGTACGACATGAGATTGGCGAACTACCAGAATCACTTCGAAAATTTTCTCACAAATTTTCTGAGCTAAAACAGCTTTTTGCAGATGGAAAAGTCCAAACTGAAGGAGAATGGGGCTTTACCCTATCTTGGGAACCGACAGGTTGGATTTCTCCCGACACTTGGGCACGTGTAAAGTTAGACGCCCTGGTATCAGAGACAGACACATCAGCTCGCGTCATAGATTACAAGACAGGTAAACAGTTTGGCAATGAAATTGCGCACAGCCAACAAGCTTTAATCTATGCAATAGGTACTTTCTTTATGTTTCCAGATCTAGAAGTAGTTAACACAGAATTGTGGTATTTAGATCATGGAACAACTATGGAGCAAACCTATACGCGAGATGAAGCTATGTTATTTATGCCTAAGTTGCATGAGCGAGCTATAGCTATGACTACAGCTACTAAGTTTCCACCAAACCCAAGCACTTACAACTGCAGATGGTGTTCGTTTGGTAAAGGACCAGAACCCCATTGTGAATGGGGAATGTATTAGTTATAATATATAGGTTGTACTCACCCAAATAACACAGAGTACTACGGAGAAAGAAAGATGAACGATGAATGTAATATTCCTGCGCCTTATGCGCACCAAAAATCCACAACAGATTTTATAGTTAAAACAAAAACATGTTTAATTACGTCCGATCCAGGCACTGGTAAAACACGTGCAGTGCTAGACGCACATGCTATACTTGGTGGTAAGACTTTAGTCTTGGCGCCACTTTCAATATTGGAAGCAGCGTGGGGGGAGGACATAAGTAAGTTCCAACCCGATATAAAATACGGAGTAGCTTATGCAAAAAATCGTAAACAAGTATTTGAAGATAGCGAAAACGAAATGGTCATCACTAATTTCGAAGCCGTTAATTTTCTACAAAAAAATACACATCTCATTGAGAAATTCGATACTGTCGTTATTGACGAGTTTACCGCTTTTAAAAATCGACAAGCCAAACGCAGTAAAAATCTCAACAAAATTATCTCATACTTTACTAATAGGATTGCCATGTCTGGTACTCCTAATAGTAATACTATTCTAGATATCTGGCACCCCGCATTCCTTGTGGACGGCGGGGCACGTCTGGGTACACGGTTCTATGCTTTTAGACACCAAGCTTGTACACCTAAGTTCAATGGCTTTGCCAATGAATGGGTAGATAAGCCTGGCATTGAAGAGGCTGTAGCAAATAAACTTTCTGACATTTCGATACGCTACGCTTTGTCTGACTGCATAGATCTACCAGACAACATTGTACGTACTGTCAATACTAAACTTACACCAAACATACAAAAACAGTACAAGACACTGGCTGATGAGTCTGTCTTGTATACAAAATCAGGAACTGTTAATGCAATTAATGCAGCCGCACGTGTCAAGAAGCTGCTTCAGCTAGTCACGGGCGCAATCTACGATGAGGATGGCGTTGTACAGTTCGTGCACCAGGAACGTTACGACATAGTTATGACGTTAGTGGCCCAACGAGCGCATTCGCTTGTAGCATTTAACTGGCGGCACGAACGCGACGCTCTTGTAGAGATGGCACAGAAAGAAGGCATGTCGTACGAAGTTATAGACGGCAGTGTCCCAGCTGAACGTAGGAAAGACATAGTATCTAGATACCAAGCCGGACAGATTAAGGTCCTATTCTGTCATCCACAATCCGCATCGCATGGTCTTACACTTACTCGGGCAAACACAGTGATATGGTGTTCACCCACGTACAATGCTGAGCATTATCAGCAGTTTAACCAGCGCATATACAGAGCAGGTCAAACACAAAAGACTGAGACAATACTCATTCAAGCCAGAGGCACGTGGGAACCTGAGGTGTACAAAAAACTCAATACTAAGTTGGGACGTATGGAAAACTTATTACATATCTTAAAGGAGGTATCATGAAAAAATTAAATGATTTGTTGTCAGAAGTAACTAAGCTAAGGTCTGAGATAAAGACTGTACAAGCAGAAGAAAAACTTCTTAAGACACAACAACGTGAATTAGAAAGTCAAATATCTATTAGAATGCAAGAGCAAGGTCTCGATAAAATTTCTAATGATGTTTGTACAATCTCACTTAAAAATGAGATTGTGCCCACTGTAGAAAACTGGGACGACTTGCACGAGCACATAGTAAAGACTGGACAGTTTGAACTATTGCAAAAACGCATGTCGGCAACAGCCTACAGAGAACTTGTAACAGCTGGCATGGATGTGCCGGGTGTTAAAAGTACGGAGCTGACTAGAGTTAACTTTAGGTCAGCGTAATATTAATGTTAGATGTAAAAAGGAGAACGTTCGATGTCTAATGATATAAGTATAGTAACGAGTGAAGTGCCAGCTCACGTAAAACAAGGCGCAAATCTGGGTAATGAAAACATTAACTCAGAGCACTTATCTACTCCACGTTTGAAACAGCTACAGCAGTTGTCAAACGAAGTTGATGAGAACCATAGTGAGTATATTGAAGGAGCCAAAGTTGGTGACTTCATTAATACTGTAACCAAAGAAAGCTACGGCAAAGAGTTGTTTGTAGTTAACGTACACTTTAGAGAAGAGTACGTTGTATGGGTCAAAAGAGAAAAAGGCGGTGGTCTTGTAGGTACATTCCCTACACAGGCAGAAGCTATTAAGTATCTTGAAGACGGTGGTAACAAGGTTGAAGACCATGAGATCACACAGACTCAAACTCACACTTTGCTTAAAGTAGATGACAAAACAGGAGATATCTCAGAGATCCCTTTTTTGTTTGACTGTGCTTCATCTAAGTTAAGAGTATCTAGAGAATGGAATACTCAGATTATGAAACTAGGTGGCGACAGGTTTGCTTCTCTTTGGAAGCTTGCTTCAGTATCAACAGCTAACAAAGCAGGACAGAAGTTTATGAACATATCTGTTTCAAACGTAGGTTGGTTAAAAGAAGATACTTACAATGTTGCTAAAGGTTTTTACGAAAAGACTTTTGCAAATAAATCCTAGGTAAGTATTCGTACGGGGTGCGACGTAAACTGTCGCATCCATGTACGTGTGTTATACTCAGGATGTGCGAGAAAAGGAGTTCATAAATAAGGTACACAGACAACTGCCTAAGGAAGTTTATAGGTGGAAGATCAACGATCCTTACCACGGAGGTGTATCGGACACTTACTACTCAGGTCCAGCAGATCATTGTTGGATTGAATACAAGTACAAAGATAACCTGCCTGCAAAGCTTAGCTCTAAGATTAAAATTAACTTATCTGAACAACAGCGCATATGGCTTACTCGCCAAAAAGAACATAATGTTTTTACATACGTGGTATTTGCATCTGGAGATCTTGTGTACGTAACCGATGATTTTGAACTTACACATATAACAGTAGAGCAATTTAAAAACCAAGCTGTACCGTTTAAAATATTTATACAAGTGCTAACTAATTTTTGTTTAGGAGAAACAAATGACTGATTATGTAAACTCACCACCACATTACAACAGTGGTAACATCGAATGCATTGATGCAATAGAAGAAAGTATGACACCTGATGCCTTTAAAGGTTATCTAAAAGGTAACATACAAAAATATATGTGGCGTTATGAAGCTAAAAAAGGACTTCAAGATGTGTTAAAAGCACAATGGTACCTAAATAGACTAGTAAAAACGCTCGAAAAAGAAGAAACGCTATCTGACGCACGTACAAGCCCGCCAGATAATTATTGATTTAGTTGGACCTAAGGCCTTACCTACCCTCACAAAATGCGTTAGACGCGATCCTGTGAGGTCATTTTTTTCCAGATTGACGATTTCTAGGGAAAGAACGGTTTTTTGATCTATCTTGCAGTCTTAAATTGCTTTTCTTAAAATTCATAGGATTTCCGTCTATGTGATGAATGTCAATACGGTCCCCTTTACGCACACGACCATCTTTCAAAGCTTGACGTCTTACCTTATTTCGCATTGCACGACGTTTCTTTTGTTCAGGTGACTTATGATAACGTTCGTATTCTTGTTTATAGTTACGTGGCATTTATATAGTATACACTTTCAAAGCTTTTGCTTTGCCTTTTACTTTAATAGTATTGTGCAAGTACGCTTCAGGGATCTTGCTAGCTGTACGTTCACCAATAAGTATATCTACACCAGCTTCTTTAGTTGCACTCTCTAATCGAGCGGCCGTGTTTACCGCATCACCTATAGCAGAATAATCAAATCTAGAATCTGACCCCATATTACCGATGATTGCAGAACCCGTATTTACACCAATACCTATGGCTATCGGTTCGGGCAATTCCTTCTGCAGCATACGCATTGCCGTGCACATATCTTGGGCACAGGCGACTGCGCGTTGTTCGTGTCCATCTAAATCTAGGGGGGCATTAAAGATAGCCATGCACGCGTCGCCTATGAACTTGTCCACCATACCACCATGAGCCTGGATGCACGTAACTTGTTCAGTCAATACTCTATTCATTATCTCTGTTACTTGTTCAGGTTCTAATTTTTCGGACAGATTTGTGAACCCTCTGACGTCAGTAAACAAGAACGTACAATCTCTACGCTGGCCACCCAGTTGTAGTAGATCAGGATTCTTTTGTAAACGTGCGACTTGTCTAGGATCAAGGTAGTGCTCAAACTGTTTCTTAATCTGTTGTCGTAGTTTATATTGTTCTCCAAATCGTAACCAAAGCTCTTGCACAGATATAAGTGTCATTGATATTGCACTATAACTAAAGTCTATAAGTATATTATTACGTACAAAATACACTGCAGCTATTGCTGTGCACGTGTACATACCTCCTACAGCTAAAGCAGTTCCCAAGACCGGGAGGGTACGAATCAATATAACTAACAGTGATAAAGATCCAACTAGTATAAGTAATTCATATAGTAAACTAGCACTTGGTACTTGAGGCACATCAACTGTTAAGCTTTCAGCCAAAGCAGCTTGTACCTCATGCGGATACAATAACCCAACTGGCGTGGCTATTTGAGGCATCACACCTTTTGCACTCACACCTACAAACACAAACTTATCTTTTACATTTAGTTCATCGAGCGTAGTCCGTGGAGTGTCAACCCATGGCACCCATCTACGGCCCAACTCGTCTACCGGTATCTCTGCATAGTTCGGTAACGTGAGTTCTACGATGCTGCCTTCAGATGTACGAATCACATATGTATCAGAACTAGATAATATCTTCATTACTTCCATACCAAAAGCTGGCACCCAACCATCAAGAGAAGGTGTCTGAAGCAACAAAGGTAATCTCCTAACTAAATTATCTACTTCTGTTCGTGCCACAGCCAAGCCCTGGCTACTAGCGTTTGCAAGTTCAGACGTATTCTGTATCACACCCTGTGCAAAAACTCCTTGTACGGGAATCCCATCACCTAAAATAACAGTCCCTATTGTCGGAGGGTAGCTACCATTATCGTTTTCAAACATTGCAAGTACGCTCGGTGTGCCTGCCAAAGCCTTTGCAAAAGCTGTGTCCCCGCCAAATCTATCTTCTTGAGGAAAGGCGACAACCCATCCTACGCCCCAAGCTCCTGCATCAATCAGGTCGAGATGAATGCGTGCAAGGTCTTGGCGCGGAAATGGCCAGCCGCCTCTCATGGAAACGTCTTCTTCTGTTATATCTAGAATTACAAAATTGTTACTTGGCTCTGGGATTTGTACTAGTGCATCAAAAGTTTTTAACTTAACTACTTCAAGTGCCTGCCAGTTAAATAATAAAGGTATGCATAAGATTGGTATGCTTATAAGTGAAATCCATTTCTTCATCCTGACCCCTGTGTAATAGTAATGGTAGAACTACCGCCACCATTCACTACAATCTGTTGGTATTTACCGTCCTGTATTAATATTATAGTGTACCCTTGCGACGCATCTACGGTCAACTGCGCGTCCTGCGTTACCTTTCTACGGAAAGATATTTGATCTCCCTGCAACAATGTAATGATTTGTGTCTCTAAGTCTTGTCCTATATTCGTGCCTTGTACTAAGGCGCCTGTGGATAAGTTATCTGAATCAAGCTGATCTATTTCTTCTATGATCGCCAGCAAGTCTTCAAAGAAGTTTACATCTAAAAAATTTATATCTAATTCTGTGAATTCTAAGGCATCTTCAGCCAGGTAATCTACTTCTAACTCATTAAACTCTAAGTAATCTATATCTAATATGCCTCCACTGTCTGCTACAGAGGCTGTGGACTCTTCTGTGGATAACTCTGATTCGTCAGGCGGACTGACTATAAGCATGTTGTCTATAACATCTAAACTAAGATCAAGTATGACAGGGTTAGTAGGCGAGCTCTCCCATACATCTACTGTTGTAGCTTCGTAGGGTTTATTGAGCGTAACACTACCAGCTGCAGTCGTGACAAGTATCTCACCACTTGATAGCCCATTAACATCAGGTAATAAAATAATAAGCGAACGTCCAAGTTCATCCACAGTACAGGTAAAATCGGTCCCACGAATAGCAATATCAGCCGTAGGTGTAGATAGTTTAATGTTCTTTTTATCAATTTTGCCTAGTTTGCTACTAATAAATCTAGCTGTGCCAGTGGCAAACTTCATTGCCATTTCTCCCTTTGTAGGGTCTGGATCGTAAACGTATTTAGTAATGACGAGCTTTGAGTGCTCGGTTAATTTAACAACGGAATCATCTAAAAAGGTAATAGCTATTCTGCCAACAGACGTACGGACATCGTCCATCTGTTGGATGTCAAAATCAAGAGCAGCCCCGTAGGGCTGGTCCCGTATAACCTCAGCAGTGCCTGTAAGCTCTGATATATCTCCTATACTAGCAACCAGTGGTTGTGCCGCCATCGTTTTGTACGATGCACACAGTACCATTGTTACCATTAGAAATAATTTTGAGCCAGTCGCTAGCCAACGTAGATGATTGAGTAATGTTATATGTTCTGCCATTGCCTGTCTGATCTAAATAGAAGTAGCCACTTTGGTACCCACTACCATCAAAGGTAACAGAGTTAGAGTCGCCATCTATATCTACATATGATGTACCTAGGTCATAATCTATATCAAAGTCGAGTGTGTTAGAATCGCCATTGATAACCCAGTCTAGGTCAAGAGTAGAAGCAAGAGCATTTGTAGCAACGTTCAAGTTAAAATCATTACTTGAACCTGTTACATCTACATTGTAGTCGCCTGAGTCAGCACCGTAAGTATCGGTTGGGTCTACTTGTATATCAAATACATTGCTATCGCCGTCAAACTCAAAGAACCCTGTAATGCCATCACCTAAGATATCACCTAAGAATTTGTTTGAGCTACCTATTTGGTTTATATCTAATGTAAGATTTAAACCGTCAAGGTCGAGCGGGGTCATAGTGCCTGAGACAGCGTCCAACCCACCAATAATATTTGATGAGCCTAGTTGCTCCAGGTCTATGTTAGCGTTGTTACCAGACTGATCTATATAGATCTCGTTGTCTGCATACAAAAAACCAACCAATAGTAAGGGTAAAAGTTTTCTCATTCGTAACTCCAATATCCAGCTTGTTCACCCTCCGTGATAATTCCTAACACGGCGGTTTCTATAGCAGAGCGCAAAGCGAGTCCTCCAGACTCGTTTCTCACTACGCCACTTTCTATCTCGACTAGCTCAGTGCCATCCTCGATAAAACGAAACACGTCGTCTGTTAATGATACACTAAGAATGGTCTTGGTTACTAATTTCTCAACTAGCACCTGACCGCTACTGACTGATATGAGACGTAGCTGGATTGTCAACGTATCAGTCCTGTAGGCCTTAGATATACCAACACCTAAATAACGAGCTCCCGCGCCACCGCTGGTCTCGTTAGCTTCGTACGACACGACAGAGCCTTCTAATAAAAGACCTGCGAACAACAATGTCTGCAACTTATTGTCGTCATTGTTTTGTTCTCTGCCGCTACGTATGATCTGTCTTTCTTTTGTGAGGTTGTCGATTCCTATGCGTTCAACAACCGTAAAGAAACCATCATTGTTTTTGCCTGCATCTTTTAGTGCTTTGATTAAGTATGCGCTAGGGCTCTGTGTTACAGCTGTAGAGAAGCTGGCATACATAGAGTTGCTTAGTCTTTGTCCTGTTTGGTCAGTAAATGCGTTTCCGTACACAGCTATGGTAGGTTTTCTGGTAGGCGTACGAACATCAGCAAGACCGGTTACAACCAGTTCATCTATACTGGCTGCTTCTATTTTTTTAGCTGGCGCTATCGTATTTTCTATAGGGTCAAATAATAATGACGCGCAACTAGAAAGTAAAAGAACCGATAGGCACAGTAATTTCGGTGACATTCCCTTCTGCATCTGTAATTTTGAGTGTAATCATTGTGCCGTCCTCACTTACAGAGTACTCAATAGTATTACCCATGAGTTCTAGCGTGCCACTTGTGCTTGGGTTTTCACCAAACAAAGCATCTACTAGTTGTCTACTTAGCTGTGCATATATTCTAGACTCTAAGTTTCTTATGAACCTAGCCAGCGTAGTGTTTTCGGCGTCCCGTTTGAGCTGTTCTTTATATGCTTTAAGTTCAGCTTTGTTTGCTTCTTTTCTATTAAACTCTTGGTTTTCAATAGTTAAATAGTGAGAAGATGTCCCTACTCCGCTAAATGACGGAGACTTAAATTGGTGTGTCATTTTGTCTGCATGTAAAACAGAACTCCAAAAGAGTAAACAAAATGCAATCATGCCAGTCCAAGCTGTTAACTTAAACCAGTCAATTCTATATCTAATCTTTCCTTTGGTCATCTCTATCTGCCTTAGCTATCTTGTTGCTATCAATCAGCTGTGGCACTCCTAAAATGGTTTTAATTAACGTATCTTGTCTAATGATTTCATTATCCAAACTACGAATCCTATCTATTAATGCTACTAGAATACCGTGTTGAGAGTCAAGTTTACCGCCCAGGCGTTCCTCTATGGCTGCGATCTGTTCACCTACCTTTTCATCTACAACATCTAATTTGGTTTCCATGCCATCGACGATACGCATAATTAGTTTATAAATAAACCATCCAAGACCAATAGCTGCTGCAATAGGGAACCCTACTTGTTGTATAACAGTTATGATGTCTTGCATCACTCTTGTTTATTGGAGGCCCCGAAATAGAATGATATGACTGCAGACGCCAGACCACCAAGGTAGCCTAGAACCAAATTGATCAGGGCCTCACTATTTTGCTCTGGTGGTTGGAGAGTAACGAGAAAGATATAACCTAGGAAACCACCAACCATGGCTATACCAATTATTCTAGCAGTCCAGTCTTTACTAAAAGTCTTTCGTGCATCTTGTTTTTCTTGTGTTTCTAATTTGTACAGATCTACGTCAAGCTCTTTCATTTTAGCTTCAAACTCTTTCTCTGCTTTTTTGATCTCCATCAACTGCTCAGGTGTAGCAGCTGCAATTGCTTTTTCTAATGATGCAGGGTTGTTATCTACACCTAAAATTTTTGATATAACATCTCCTGCCATACCACCTAATGGTCCACCTAATGCGGTACCTAACGTTGGAGCTACGCTCCCTATTATATTACCCAGTAACTTCTTCATATTTGCCAAGCTTTAACAGCTCCTCCTTGTTTGCTAAATGTTGTGCTTCGATATCTTCTTTGCTTTGTCCTGTATAAGCAACAGCAAGGTAGTTATCAATTAGCGCTTGGTTTAGATCCACGTCATCTGCAACGATAACGCCTAGCACTCTACCGAACTTTCCTTTCTTGTCTAGTTTTGTTTGGATTACTAAATTGTCAGCATGTAAAATATTGTCAGATAAAAACTTTGAGGCTAGTTTACCTCTAGCTTTCTCATCTAAATCTCTTGTTCGTGATTCTGGCGTATCGATTCCGTAGAGCCTGACACGAGACTTGTACACAATGTCAAAGCCTAGGTCTATCTCAGCGTCAACTGTGTCGCCATCTACTATTCTAGTGATATTACACTTGTACTCGTACATTATTTACCTACTGCTTTCTGAGCTTTTTTGTGAGCGGCAGTAAAAGTACTACCTTTCATCATAAGGTTCCTCATGTATTTCATATGTTTAGCACTATGGTGTTTAGAATGACGTTTCATAGTAGCCTCTTGTCTTTTAGTAAGAGACTTCTTACGTGTTGGCTTCTTTCTAGTTGTTTTTCTTTTGTACGCCATGCTTTATGTTATCACTCTTCTGTAATCGAATCCACTTCTTCCCACCCATATAACTTCCAAGTAGTGTAGGCATCTAACCCCTCTGAGGTCATGTTAGCTGTAAACCATTCGTGTAGTTTCTCATTTGTTATAGCAGCTACAGGTATAAAACCACTTGGTAAATCTCTTGATTGCAAGTGAGTATGTGTAAGAGCTACAGTCTCTTCCATCCGTATAGTTTTAGTATCATCTGCTTTGTCAGTAGCAAGTATGTCGCAAGTAATTGAAGATACTATAGGTGTAGGATCAGTGTCACTACGTGCCACTACTTCAACTTTCTTGACCCAAAATTCATATGTAAATGCGTGCACTGCCATTATGTTTGAACGATGAATAGATTATTAATACCATTTACATCTATATTTGCACTACGTGTAGTTCCAACAGTAGAAGCACTAGTTAGTCGTACTGTTATTGTATCACCTGGTACCACAGTAGCAGTGCCTGTCTGATAGCTACCACTGTTAACTTTAAATTGTGCTGTGCCACCAGCATTGTCAGTTAAGGTTGCTACACCACTGACGAATTGAGTACCACTTAGAGTAATAGTATTTGATGTGAAGACTGTAGAAGTATTCTGACCAGTTAAATCTGTGAAAGAGAACGCATCAGGTTCATTTATGCCTAATCTAGTAAAGGCATACTCCACAGAGCTTAAGGATCTATTGTTACCATTTCCTTGAGCGTTTACATACAGATAAGCAGTTGTAGAGTTAGAGCTTCTTTTTCTAAACTGAAAAGATATCTGAGCAATAGAATGTGTAAACCTAAACCTATCGACCCTCGACCAGTATTTACTAGCCCCTGATACGTACTGCATTTTACCAGTATCGGCTAATGGTAATTGGTTAGTAGACCCATCTAAACTGCCTGAGTCATATTCAATATTATTTTCTATATCAAAAGAACTACCAGCACCAAAAGTCCCATCTCCTGCTGCTACCTCTAAAGTTTTAACTTGTCCAGTTCCACCCTTAATTCTGACAAACCCAGAGTATAACCCTGGCTCTGTACCTATCTCACCCACTCGTTTTACTCTCATAGTGTTATTATTAAAAGTACCTATGGCTGCACCAGATACAGTCTTATGTACTACAGGCAGACTTAGATTAGCAGTGTTAATCATGTCAGCAGTAATCGTATTAGCATCAATCCTAGCTGCATCAATAAACCCAGCATTTATCTTACCAGCATTTAAGTTATCTATCTTGGCATCATCTACCGCCAGGTCTTTTATTTTTGCTCTTTCTATAGCAGCGTCTTGTATCTTAGCTGTTGTAATAGCGACATTAGCTATCTTAGCAGTAGTTACAGCTAAATTATCTATCTTAGCTTCTTGCACTGCTAAGTTTGCTATTCTAGCTGTGTTAATAGCAGCGTCTTGGATCATGGCATTTTTCATAAATACTGTACTGTTGTTGACTGTGAAAGGAGCAGTACCCGCATCGTTGTCATTCCATATAGCAAATTTATCTGCTATAAACTGAACTGCAGACGCTGAACCACCATCTGAAGCATTTGCTTCTAGCACCATACCAGCTACTGATCCATTAGCTGAAACTTGTAAAACATGAGAAGCTGCCGCATTACCTTCTATATCACTAACAGCAGTCGATAAGGTTGTAACGGAGGCAGAAGAAGCAACCCCCACAGGCACCCAATTAGAGGTACCAGGAGCTGTAGCTCTATACACTTTATCGTCGTCGTTTGTGTCTATCCATATATCGCCTGCAGCTAAAGCTGTAGGAGTATTTGGTTGTGCAAATACTGTAGCTTTTGCATCATTAGAATCATCCCTAACAACGACCCAATTACTGTTGCCCGCCGCTGTGGCTCTGTATAATTTATTGTTGTCATCAGTGTCTATCCACAAATCCCCTTCAGCCAAAGCTGTAGGAGCAGATGTTCCTACAAAAGTTTTGTTTTTTGCTGCAGCTGTAGCACTTAATTGATTTATAGCAGAAGTTCGTGCTTGAGTTTCATTTGAAATAGCAGTAGCGTTTGTTGATATATCCGCAGTATTATCCGCAACATCCGTTTGTAACTGTGAAACAGATGAGGCAGTAGAAGTAACTAAGCTATCTCTAATTGCTACCCAAGCACTACCATCATACCTATATAATTGGTTATCATCAGAATCTATCCAATAGTCTCCTAACACATGGCCACTTGATGGAGCATTAGCCTGAAAAAATTGCACAGGTATAGAATTAACGTTAGTTGTAAGTTGACTTAAGGCATTAGCTGTTGCTGTTACTCCTGTCGTAGCGTTGTTTACGGTAGATTCTAAATCAGTAATTGAATCAGCATTAGCAGTTATATTACCAGCATTATTACTAACACTATTTTGTAAACCACTTATAGCACTAGATACAGCACCACTACCTGTAAAGCCAGATAAAGCGTTTTGTAGAGAAGTTATAGCACTTGAGTTGGCTGATAGAGCAGCTGCTCCAGGTTGTAAAGCCACCCAAGCTGAACCATCCCACCTATATAATTTATTATCATCATTTGTGTCTAACCAGATATCTCCTGTACCCATACCAGAAGTAGGTGCGTTGTCTTGGGCAAAAGTAGCTAAGACATCAATTGCGTTAACAGTGTTTGTTAAACTAGTAAGAGCACTACCAGTAGCGTAGTCCCCACTAATTGTATTTACTGTGCCTTGTAAGTTAGTTATTGCAGTTTGTGCAGAACTTATATTAGTTGCATTAGTAGCAATGTCAGTATCATTAGCATTTACACTAGACGTTAAAGTACTCAAAGCAGAACTAACCGCTCCGCTACCTGTAAACCCAGACAAGGCATTTTGCAAACTAGTAATTGCAGCGGAATTAGATGCTACTGCTCCATTAGTAAGGTTAGTGACTGTAGTTGTCAAAGTGCTTATAGCATTAGCATTAGTAACAAAACCCGTGTCCCGTACAGTAACCCACTCCCCCGAAGCAACTTCGTCCGCGCCAACAGATTCAGCCCTGTACAATTTATTACCATCATTAGTATCTATCCACAGGTCTCCTATGGCTGTAGCAGTAGGGGCATTGTCTTGAGCAAACGTTTTAGTTTTACCGTCTACCGTACCTGATAAATTGTTTAAAGAAGTAGATAAAGAGGTAACGGAAGCTGCACTCGCTTTAGTTGCAATGGCCGTATTAGCATCAGCTATATCTGTATCATTAGAAGTGATCTGTGTCTGTAGCCCACTAACAGCAGTAGCAACAGTATTAGATCCTGAATAACCACTTAACGTGCTTTCTAATGATGTAATATCACTTGTGTGTGATGATATCGTACCCTCTGCTGCAGTAACCCTTGTGGTTAGTCCGCCTATTGCACTCGCATTCGCGCCTATATTAGTGTTGGCATTTGTTATAGAAGAATTTAAAGAAGTAATATTTACAGAAGTAGATATATCTGCTTCGTCACTAACCCCTGCTACTAATAGTATGTTATTTGCATTTTGAGTTATAGAGTTACCATTAGCAGTAATTTGAGTTTGTAAGGTTGTATCAGAAGAAGAGGTAGACCCTGACGTGCTAGCAGCCCAAGTGCTACCTGTGTACACGAATATTTCATTAACGTTTGGACTAGAATCGGTATCTATCCATATATCACCTGCTTGCAAAGTAGAGTTGTCTGGCCTAGCTGTAGGCGCACTGGTAGATCTGATAACTCTTGGTGTATTAGTATTCAAAGAGTTGACCGCAGTTTGTGCGTTTGACGCTGCTGTGTTTATGGCCTCTAACGTTTGTTGTAAATTAAGAGTATTAGCATTAATAGTTACATCTATATCAGAAAGCAAAGTATTAAAACCTGGCATCTGTTTTAATTCTTCTGATAAAGATGTCATAACTGCGCCTATGTCTGCTACAGTAGTGGCTTCTTGGCCTTCTGTTCCGTTAAAAGGCCCTTCTATATTAGAAGTACTTACAAACCTAACCCAATAATAGTGAGTAGTGCCATACCCAACTTCGTCTGTATAGACAAAAGCATTTGTTGTGGCAATACGCACAGCGCCACCTAAATTATTGTCTTGTGATCTCCATACCTCTGTGTATGCATGGTTATTATATGGCGCTTCATTCCAATCTAAAATGACTGCAGTAAAAGCTGAAGACGCAACTAGAGCTGTAGGTGCTGGAGGTATGGTTAGGTTTCCTCCAGGAACCTCTTCTTGAGGAGGCACTATGTCACTAGATTGAGTGCCTTTGTTTTTAATCTTTACAATACCAGAATCTGATAACTCTCGTAAAGTAACTGCTCTATCTAAAGGGTCACCACGTCTACCCAGTCTAACTTCTAAAGCTTCTTTTATAGAATCAAGAGCAAGTTTAAGTTCTCTATCGGTTTTTGGTGGTATGTTTTTAAGAGCCGGTAATTTAGTAGTCATTATGCCTCTTTCAATTCAGCTATGTTCTCTCCAATACAAACTTCATTTACAATTTTATCTGTTATTACTTCTATGGCAAAAGTATTGTGAACGCTAGCGGGCAAACGCACCATAGGTTCTGTTATAGCTGCACTACTAAAACTAGGAGTAGTGCCAGTAACACTAAATGCACTGCCGCTTGTAGCTATTGTTGCGTGGTATATTACACTATTATCTCCATATACTTTTATAGTAACAGGATAAGACTCTGCATCTACTTTTGCAAAACCCATGCTAGTTGGTCGTGCAACAGCATATTCTTTGCTTTTCCAATTGTACGTAAGACTAGTAGAACTGCCTTGAAATTTTTTAATTTTATTTCCTACTATAATATATAACTCATTATCGTCAGGATCTGTAAACCCACCACGGATTAAAGCACTTGCATCTAAATTAGTTAGCGCTGTTGTTTCATCTCTAAAATCAAATATAAACCCACCAAAACCAGAACCTGTATTGAAAAAGCCTACATATCTACCTTGCCAATAAAAACCAGTTATTGTGGATGGGTAGTAGTTGGCTTGCCATTGTTCTGCAGTTATTAAAGTTTCAGTTAAGTTTTGTACAGTTACACCACTAGCAGCCATCAATCCATCCGGACCTGCAAACACAACCACCTCACCCATATCCACCATGGACCGTTTACTTAAACATGCTTCTGCTGTTTCTATTTTTATAGCTACCATAGCAGAAGGATCGCTACCTGTAATAAGGTATGGTGTGCTTTCTGTCCCTACTATTAAACCATTACTTGTAGCTTTTATACCTACAATCTTTTCTTCTATACCTATTCTGTAGTTAGCTGGCCAAGCATGTGGTTGATAAGGCTCGCTAAAACATATTCTATTACCAGTAAAACCAGCAAATACACCGTTTTGTAAAGGTATTAAACCTTTCATTGGCCCATCTGGATATAAGCTAGTATCGTCATCTGGTGGTGCTATCCAATCAGTAGACGGAATAACTTCAGCCAACTCATTATTTTTTGAGGAATCCGTGAACGTAGCTGTTGCCAAAGTTACTTCGCCTACAAACTGAAACTGCGTAGTATTAGAACCAGTGTTTGACCTGTAGATTCTTTTCTTTACTAAGTTAGTATTGGACTTTGCAGTAGACGTTTCTAAACCAGAGATAGCGACTGTCATATTATCATCTGTAGTTATAACAGTAGATGCAGGCGACGGAGGCCCCTCTTCACCAAAGGCCGACACGAACGTGTATACATAACTAGTATCATAGTCTAGCTCTGCATCTGAATTATCACCAAATTGAGCACCGTTAGATACAGTAGCACTATTACCTGTGCTAGTAGCAGCTTGCGATAATTCAATAGTAAAAGTGCTAGTAGATGGCACAGTTTTTATTTTATAAGTACCGTTTATATTCTCAGCATCTACTCCATTAGTAGTAGAGAAACCTTGTATATTTACAAATTCTCCTACTACTGCGCCATGTGCCGCAGCATTACCACTTGTACTAGTAGTAATTGTTATTACGGAAGAACCATTAACAAAGGCTATAAGAGCATCAAATTGTGTAGCAGCAACTACTGCTACAGTAGGTGCAGCCGTAGGGGCTGGTATACCTAATCTGAAACTAGCATTTGGAAAAACAGAACCACCTACTATTTGAGCAGACCTACCCATTTTAGGAAAAGACTGGCCACTAAAATATATTGTGTCATTTACATCTCCAGGTATAGGACTACGTACGACATCTACATCTTCGTCAAACTGTAGCCAACGTTCTGGGCTGTCTGTGTATTTAAATATACTTTGTCTACTAGAATTAGATAAAGTAAGAGTATCAGAGTTATCTTTTATAGGCACTAAACGGCCGCTCTCTAGGTTTACGTCTGTCGCTACAGTAGCTAACTCATCTCTTAAGAGTCGTGGTGACAGTCTTGGAGCAAGACCTCCAAACGTTTTAAGTTTAATATATGCCATTTCTTCATTATACAGTATTCAAAACTGATTCTTGCAGTTCTCGACTCCTTCTTCCTACTTGTTTAAACCATCTGCTATCTTCCATTTCAGCAGCCATTCTTTTCCAATCGTGTGCTCTACACGCTTCTAACATATTTCTAAACTTAGATAACCTCGTGCCACCTAGGTTAAAACACATGTTAACAAGCACGTGTTGTATATTTTCGGGCAAGGTATAAAAGGCTTCGTCAGTGCCAAATACGTGTATTGCTTCTGTTAAGTGTTTATCAAAGTCATCGGCAAAGTACATGTCTACTACTTCTTGGTTTACTTCTGTACCTATTTCCCAGTCATATTCTGGATCGCTTGGCTGGCACAGGTGTCCCACTCCTAGTGTTTTGTAGCCCAGACTGTCTTTATATATTTTTAAGACCTCGCCTTCATGGCGTTTTATCTCTGCTTTACATTGTTCAATATCCATGTCCCCCCCTAGGAAAAAATTCGATCTACACCACTCATACCTATTATAAGTACATATAGACCTACTATGTATTTAGTGTACTTAGAATCAATTGCATCAAATTTAGCGTCACCTTTGTCTAACCTTTTTTCTATATTGGCTACTTGACTCTCAACTTTTGCTAATGACTCTTTTGTTGTCGGCATTTAATTCACAGAGGGTTTATCTTTAGTCTCAACTTTATCGGCTATCACTATCTCTTCGTCTTTTGCTTCCTGCTCAATAGCTTTTATTTTATCTTCTTTGATAATAGTTTTTACGCCTTCTGTAATAACAGACTGAGCACTCTGACATTTCTTTAATTGATAAGCAAGATCATTTATTTCGTTTTGTATACGAAATAAAGTATTAAACTCTGTTGCAGCTCTAGGCGTTAAATCTTCTACTAAATAGTCTTCACCATCAAAGTGTAAAGTTTGTGGTGCTTGTGGTTGGTTATTTTCCATTTAATTACTCCTTAATTAGTTTTAAATATTGTATCTTCTTTGTTTATTTACAGCAATACCTATGGCAAGCCGCCTCCACTTTGACCTTCCTTACTTGCGATTAAATCCATAGTATTTTCAGATGATGGACCTTCATCTGGTGTGCCACTAATACCTATAGCTTTAAAACGCATAGTCATGCCAGTTCCACTGGACACTCCAGCCCGATATCTTCTAAGCTGGTTTGCACTTGATACTGTTACTGACCAAACCGCATTTGAAAAAGTTCCACTATCGCTAGGAGTAGATTGCTCTGCTATCGTGTGATAAGTGCCCGAAGTCCAGGTAAAAGAATTGCCCCCAGATGTGCCATCACTGGGCTCTGATCCACCAGTTCCCGAGCCACTTGATCCACTAAAACTACCAGACCAGTTAAGTTGTACCTGTATGCTTGTTGGCGTTAGACCGCCAGAGTATGTCATGTTTACATAACTAAAAGATGTGCCTTGCGTATTGCTTGAATTTGAAAATCTGACCCTAATCCTGTTAAGAGTTGGTTGGTGTGCAAAACCTAATTGACAGCTTGCAAAAGCACTACCAAAACTTTCTTGGTTCCCTGTAATATCTCCCCACTGCTGAGGTATTGCTATTATTGATCCCCAGGTAAAGGTTGCAGCTGCCGTACCATAAAAATCAGAAAACGATATTGCACCTGATGCAGGTATATCTGTTTCACCTGACGGAATGTTTATACCGTCAGAGTAATTACCATCTCTGTAGTATTCTGATAATGAGTGTGGTGTGCTACCGCCAAACTCCCCTGCTATGCTTCTGTTAGTTCCAGCGGCTGATCCTAATGATATTGCACCGCTAGATTCTATTGCCATTTATTATGACCAGACAGCACCGCAAATAGTTTGCACTAAAGCATCTTCACCTGAAACATCAGTTGCTGCACCACCATCTTCTACAAACTTAGATAGATTTACAACCTGTGTGCTTACAGATCCATCAAGAGCTGCGTCTGCACCAGTTCCACCTAAAGTGTTGTTATAAACTACCATAACAGTAGGGTGTTTTGCATTTGCTGTTGCATCTGCTGAACTATCTGCTAAAGGATAAACCTCTACCCTTTGAACAGTTTTAGTATTACTTATTGCCATTATTAGCCTCCTTTAAAACTTTAATTTCTGACTTCATATATTCTATCTGATCTTGTTGATCTTTGATAGCTTCTATTAGATAACCGACTAGATTGCCATAAGCTACAGACTTTGTACCTTGTTCATC